ACTGTGACCATTACCGGCACTAATGATGCGCCAACAGTTGCCTCAGTATTAAATGCAACTACTGCTGAAGGTAGCGCTGCTTACACTCTCAATTTACTCGATGGCGCAAGTGATCTGGATCTTGGTGCCGTATTAACAGTAGCTAATGCCACTTTCACAGTCGTGAGTTTGTTGAATCAATGCTATGCCATTGTTATTTAATGCATCAATAACCGCCTCGATACAACCATCTAAAGATACATATTTAGATCTAAAATGCGGGTTTGTTGCTGTCTTTAATGCTGGTGCAAACTCTTTTTGTGCCTTCACAAAGGCTGCTGCAATGATTTTCATATACGATCCCTTATAGATAATTTAGATTGACGAATAACATACCCTTCTCTAGCTTGCACAGTTTTTGCTGGCTGTGCTTTATACTGACGCATAGGCCATGATATTTTGTAACGTCCAGCATTACATATCTCGGCATCACGCATCTGATCCATGATGTTACGTTGCAAGCGATCAATAGCTTCTTCTATCTCTGCAATATTTTCTCTTAAACTAATGATCTTCTCAGCTTGAATTTCAACCTCTGGAATTTCAACTGTTTCTTTTTCTGCATGGCTAAAAATCCTTGTTGCTTCTGCACTTGTTGCTAATGGATACCAATCAATTTCAGAATCACGTTTATAACTTTGGATCTTCTCATTAAATTCAATGGCCGCTTGACGCACCATATTGACTTGATCCTCATTATATTCATACACAAATACTCTTAATGTAGTGCCTTTGTATAAAACGCAAAGAGCGCCCCATGATGCTTCCATAATATCCATCTGGCCTTGTAACTGAATAACACCACGATAAACTGCTGGTGTATCTTCAATCTCTTGGCCTGTAAGTTTAGCTTCAATGATACCTAACCCACTGAGTTTAATAGAGTCTTTACCCATCACATAAATACCCTTATCAATGTCTGTATAGATAATAGAATCATTACCTTTCGCTGTGCCATCAAGGCTACAGGCCAATGGAATGTCTTTATGAAAGTATGCTTTATCGTGTTCTAAATCATACGATTCAAGTCCGAGCCTTGTTGCTGACTCTGCAAGAATTGTTTTCTCTAGTCTGTTGCCCCAGTCCATAGCTTCGTTGCTATTAAACTCTGGCTCTTTACCATGTAATGAATCAATAGATACTTTTAACTCATCGTTAGCTGTCCGATACTTGCTAAATCCAAGCACAGCCGGGAGTCTACTGCATGACAAAATGTCATTGGGTGTTAGTTTGCCTACCATAGATTGATATCCTTATTTAATTTATGAATGTTTTTCATTAAACGATACACACTGCCTTGACTCCACTTCTTACGCCTATAAGTTAGTATGCCTAATGCGTTAAGATCTTCTGCATACTTCTCAGCGTCAAAGGATTGATTTCTACCCTTAACTATCTGTATCACATCAATCATACCAAGTGAAAACTCTGCGGCCTTGCGCCTTGTTGCATCGCCGCCCGCTTGTGAAATTCTTTTAATGTCTTTAGGTGGCGCACCTAACTTGATGCCACGGGCTTTGGCCGCCTGGAGTGCGTTCTTGGTATTGATTGAGATTTGCCTACGTGTTTCCTCATTTAATACAGCTCTGATATGTAATTCAAAGATAGATGCTTGAGGGCTTTCGGCTACAACGATGCTATTTGGTGGTAATTCTTCCAATAGTTTTGACATCAATGCAACGGATCTTGTAAGACGGCATTGTTTGGCTACCAATAATTTACAACTGCGATCATTCTTTAGCATGTCTAGAGCTACAATTAAATTCACTCTATCATTTTGACTGCCAGATTCTATGTCGGTGAGTTCTGTAACGATCTCGTCGCCTTGTTGCTGGGCGTATGAAAAACAAATTTGTTTTTGAGCCTCGAGGCCTAGCCCAGATTTGCCTTGCTTGTCGGTGGAAACTCGATAATATGCTATAAATCTCATGCCTTTATGTCCTTTCACGGATTAAAAAAAAGATATTGAGCCATGATATTAACACGGCTCGATATCTCTTTGCAAGTCTTAAAACGGGATTTCTTGATTCGGATCGTCGTAGGCCATTTGGTGTCCTTGCTCATAATAATCGAGCTGGGATACGAGATCTTGTATGAGATAGGTTATCTCTTGAGGGCTGGCCGTCGTTGCCCATCTCTTAATTTGATCCCCATTCATATAAAGTAAGTCGTCATAGGCTAGGCCATAATCATAAGAATAAGAGCTGTAGCGACTTTGTTTAGGCTCTGGCTTGCGATCTATTTTAAGAGTGATCTTATCCCATTGGATCAATAGCATTTTATCTCGTAAGGCCATGACATGCTCAACGTCGAGCGATTCTTTGCTCGTATGCTCGTTTAAATAGCCTATAGATATATTCACACATTCTGGGATCAAGTGAGTATATTCGGCCGTGTCGGTATATACGCCCGTGTTATCGAGCTGGTAATTCATACCGAAAAGATCGGCGAGCTGGTTTCCGAGCTTATCACTACAGGCTCTCGATCCAGATTGGTGAGTGATGATCGACGTTGTGCCTCGACGATCAAAGGCGATCGCATGAGTGAAAGTCTTGAGAAAATCCTCGTGATCGCTGGCGAGCTGTGATGATCCCCAGCAACCCATTTCCTCGCCTCTATGAAATATATACGTCCCAGCAATACCAGCCTCGATCATTTCCAGCATTAAGAATACACCAGCACCATTATCAGCACCGAGACAGTCCGATTTATCATCTACAAAGGCAACATCAAAAGAATCAAGATAGACATCTTGCTTTATAACGTCGGGATCTTTTTTGTGCATTGTGTCGATATGACATGACCATAAAACACGATTCTTATTCTTTGAGGCGATCTCGTGAGAATAGGCTATGATTTCGCCAGTCTTACTTTTAATCGGATTAAAGCCTTTTAAATAATGCTTAATAAAAGCCTTTTCACCTTTCGAGCCATGTTCTCGGCGATACGTCATTATGTTGAGTAATTTATTCACTTGTGGCCTCGCTTTTCTGTAATTCGGCCTCGAGTGATTCGGCGTCATCTTTATGGCATATTTTGCCATTCGATAATTCGTGAGTGTCCTCATCTACAGCATGACAATTCCCGTCTTTATCCTCGTGATCGAGTAATGTGCAATCGCCGTGATAAGCATAGTCTCGAGATGTAGAGACAAGATCATCAAGATGATAATACTCGCCATTATAATCAGAATAATATATATTATTTTCGTCGAGCCAATTTGGATCATAGGCCGTATCATCAACCCAGATCACATCATCATTAATGATATAAGTCTCATTTCCGTTGCGACCTCGTGCTAAAGTATATTCATCATAGCAATTGTCGCATATATCGCCATTCATAGCGTCCTCGTGATAATACTCATCACAACACTCACAATGACAATCGCTGTCCTCCTCGGTGCGTCCGTTCGTATATGTAAGATCAAACTCGCCATCATCAACGATCCGAATATATAACTGGCCGTCCATCTCTACGATTTCACCTTGAGGCGAATTATTACTTGAGCCACGATCGATATAAGGTGCAACATAACCAGCCTCATCATGCTCGCTCGTTGTAATTAGAATATCTATTAATGTTCCATGCTTATAGCCCATATTTTGCAAGTATGATTTGAGAAAATTACCCTCGCTGTAGCCGTTAGGATCGGGATAAACTCGAATCCATTCTTTTAAGTCCTCTCTCACAATACAGCGAGCAATAATATTCTCGCCCGATTGTATAAAAGCCAGTTTTAAAACAGATCGATCATGGGCGTATTGTTTAATCCATTCGTCAGCCTCGCCTTTACGATCGCTCATGCAAGATCTGTGAGTGCAATTGGCATAGACATTTTGCCAGCCTTGAGGATCATTCGAGCCGATAAATTTCACAGTCCAGCCAGCCCGAGCCTCGATCATAGTATTATGATTCTCGACTATGCCCTTAATCTGTGAATCAGATAAGCCCAGCTCTATTTGATAAGTTTTAAGATACTTTCCGAGTTTTGTTCTTAATTCTCGGCCTTTTCTCATGTGATCGATTGACGGATAATATGCGACAAGTAATGGATCGGCTGTCGATTCGTGTAGATTGTGCAATACGTTATATTCTGAAAATCTACTATAGACGGCCTCAAGGCCTATTATATAGCTGGCATAATCAATCTTAATCCAGCAACCAGTTTTAAATTGATCCTCAATATATTTAAGTTTAGGCTCGATCCTATATGCTATTTCACTCCCGAGCTGTGTTCTTAACGTATTGATATAATTTATCTCGCCGTGTAGATCTATATTCTTACGATTAATCTTACTTATATATTCTGAAATAAGTCGGCCAGTCGTTCTCGCTATCTGTTTATTATATCTATTAGTGTATTTCTGTTCATAAGGTGCAACGTTAAGGCTCATATTTGAGTTTATGAGCTGTAAAATATCTAATCGCTCATGTATGAGATTATTTAATTTTAAAAGTCTTGATTCCATATATACCCTTTCAGAGTTTATTTAAAGAATGAGATAATAAGCCGTGTTATTAAATAGACGGCCACACCACAATAAAAATATATAAAGCCGATAATATATTTCATACACTACTGGCCATATATACTATTAATGCGATCGTTTCAATGATAAAAAGAATCGAGATAATAACGAGCCAGCTCGTTTCGGGTTTATGCCATTGATCCCGATCAAGAGGCTTTCTTTTGTAAGACGCTGGATCATACGGATTGTAATACATAGTTTTATACCTTTCTAGGTTTTAAAATGCCATTATCGGCCATCTGATTATCTCATGGCTATATTATAAAAGATATATTATTTTGCTATAATGTAGGCTATGAATATATCTAAAAGCTATACGATCCCAGAGGCT